CAAGTTTTAAAAGGAAAAGCAGCAAAAGAAATGTTTTTATATTGTATATTATTCAAATGTTTTTGTATTTTATTTATGAAAATGTTTTTGTAGTATTAATCTAAGAGCCAAACAATGCAAGATTAGGCGCAACCTCGGAAATCACAAAAACTGCACTAGTAGGCGTTGCAGGCAACGACATTCCAGTTATAGTTAAAAATGCCCCAGTTGGATTAGTCACATTGATAATGGCAAAGAAGGAAATGTTATCAGACACGATACCTGTAGGGGGTGAGAACAAAGTGTTCAGTCCATTAGCCACAGTCAAACCAGTACCAGCAAAGCTGGGATTGGTAATAGCCGCGGTAGTGGAAGTACCCCAACGAACGTAACATGAGTAGTAACCAACCATATTATCACCAAAAATAATTGAATTGGATCCAGGCGCAACGCCTAATAAGGTGTTGTTGGCATTGGCGGTCATGCCAAAACAACACTCAACGTTAGTCCATCCATTTGTGCCAGTGAAGATGGCGGACTGGGTCTGATTAGTCACAGTACCCAACGCCAGCATTGGTTTACGTAACTCTAAATCATATGATACCCAAAGCTCGCCAACGACATTGGTTTGACCAGTTTGACCACCAGTTGTTGCAACTGAAACGTTACAAAGGTCATACAATTTAATATCACCAGAAGTAAGCGTGGTGGTTCGAACATATTGGTTGGAAATTGGCGATTCATTTGGCGCACACTCAATAGGCAAAACAACATCACAAGAGGGGACAGTATCAACTGACCACATCTCATTGAGCATTTGGGTTTTATTAATAAACGCACCTGCGTCAGAACGATACTGGGCAGCAAGCATAACACTGCCCATAGCAGTGTTAGTACCTGAGGCAAGCGCAGTAGCGCTTGTCGTTTTATACTCAAACACCAAACCTTTAAATGAGTACTCCTGGAAGTTGGCTGCAATCGCAGAGAGAAATGGAAAAGTTCCGGCCCAACCAGGATTAACTGGAAAGGTATTCACAGTGAATGTGGGCCCAGCCATGGAAATATCCGTGATATATTCCCTGTGGCGAAACCGCACAGATTCATTAGCACTATGCATAATTGGTACTTGTTGACTAGCACTCCAAAGGGAATTGGACTCTAGAGAATAAGCACCAGAACCAAAAATTTTAGGAAATCCAAACATACCGCCAACAGCGTTGCCACCACCAAGCAGCATACGGCCCAGGTCAGTAACCTGGGAAGCGGGCTTGCCCATATCTCTGAGCAACTTGGTAATTTGAGCCAATTCATTTTTAGCACCATTATTGTTGCTTTTCTTGCCTTTTGGCTTATTCTTCTTGTTTTTATTTTTCGGAGGCATGTATTGGATCCCCCGCCCGCAGGGGACTGTACATCATGGGGAAACCACTAGGGTATTCCGTGCAGTCTCTCGACACTCCGTTGTTACCAACTTGGTACGTAAATATTTACATGCAAAGCAAAACGTTTTGGATATATTACACCCCATAACCCAATGGGAACGGCTCCCACCCCACCTTTAACGCTAGGTGTAGCGTGAAACTCAAAAGGGTAACTGCACATACTCGCGTATGCCAGGGCCGTCCTCCCAGACGACCGTTAGAGAAGCATAATACTTCTCGATGCAGAGTTGTTCATCAGGCGAGATGTTGAATGCGGTAAAGAAACTAGCGCGAGTGCGCGAAGAAGGCGACCGCACATTTGCTTCCATACCGTTAGCTAGCATTCGAACACCCCATCCCCACCCAGTTTCCTTCTTAGACAGTCTTTTGCCAGTGGATGAACGAACATACAACTGATAAAAGGACTGCCAACAAGGAATACCAGAGGTGAGAGCTAACCCTCCCAACCCTACCGCATTAATCCAACCAAAAAGCTCACTTGGCACGTCAAGTGGATTGATGCTAACACAATCCTTCTGAAGCGCCACGCGAGGGTCGCGGACCATAACATAATCAAAGGCACCAGGCCCACAATAAACTGGCTGTGTTTGGCAGAAGACAATTCGCTCAAAGTCTAGGACAGGCTCCTCAACGATAATGTTGAAGCCCATGTCCAAGAACCATGCATGGAAAACTACAATAAACCGGGTATAATCCCCGGCCTCCATAAAAACCACGCAGTCATCCCCATTGTTGGCAAGCTGTATGTTAACCCCAACAAATTTGGAGTAACTGTATAACATAGAACACATCAATAGGCAATTGCCCAACGACGTGTCCATGTCACCACTCATACGCCTACCATCAACGACATAACGCAAATCGCCCCCTATAACATTGCCAAAGCACTTATTGCGTAAGGTCATGTTAAGTAAATACCGCAACTTCTGTCTATGCTTGCTATAACGGAACATGCCACAATAGAAATCATGGCAGAACTGCAACGCCGGCACAGACACATGTTGGTCGAACCGCGACGCATCCAGTCCAATTGCAATAGGCTTCTTAAAGGAATCCCACTTCAACCGGAGTTGACGCGCTTGTTGTACGGCATTCATACCCTTCATCACTGTTTGCAAACCATAAACATTTGCTATAACCTTATAAATTTTCTCCTCTATTGGCCGTATGTACCGGCCAATTTCAATATTAAAGCGGGGCGATCTCGGTGAGATCACACGCGGCACAGGTTCCTTAAGGTGAGTAAACAAAGTTTTCTCATACTTGATAAAAACCTTAACATAACTATCCTTCTGCCTAAAGGGTGCTGAAGCCAATGAAGCTAAAGCGTTGGCATAGAGTTGACGTTTGCGGCCTCTAAAGCTGTCTACGAAAGACTCGCGGGAGATAGGGGCGGTCGGAGCCGTGAACTTTTTGCATACTGATACAAAATCAGAACAACGCAAGAAAAATATGTCGGTGCTGAGTGGTTGGGGAGGGGGCACGAAGGACGCATTACCATTCTTAACGTAGAAAACCCTCTCCTTAACTGCCCGCTCTAACGCGATTATTGTGTTGTTGAATGCACGGACTAGGGCGGGTGGAGAAACACCCGCCATCGCAACTAGCCGTCGTGCATTGGGCCTCCCTGGAGTTTTACGTACAACCAAATCGGGGTGGTCGGGAGCAGCGCTCAACGTGCTATCCACCCCTTGTACGCCTCTAGGGCACCCCTAGTCGACCAGGGGTTGGGGATCTGGGGACCCGCCCCAGAAACCCCAATCCCACCAGGTCTGATTATACAA